TCGTGGCGTGTCCTGTTCTTCGGACCGTGAGCGTCGGCCGGGCGGCCGACCTCGATTGCTGCCCCGGGCCCGGTCGCTGCGCGATGCGAGCCCGGGGGCGAAACACAAACCTATCAGGTTGCTAATCGGCTGTCTAGGGCTGCTGCGCCTGCGTCCAACCGCAGGCGCAGAGACCGGTGCCGACGTGCAATTCGCGCTGCACGCACTCGACGATCATGCGCCGCCGCTCGCCGAGATACGCGATCGTGCTCGACCACTCGACGCCGTTCGCGACCGCGAGCTCGTACAGCTCGCCGAGCCGAGCGAGGTCGGGCGCGACGTCGATCTGATCGGCGAGCATCCGCACGAGCGGATTGCCGGCCTCGGCGAGCGCCTTGTCGAGCTCGGGGCGCACCTGCTCGATCGGCGCCCATCGCACGAGACCGTCGGCGCCGCGGTACGACTGCTCGACCACCTGCGCGACCGGGTTGCCCATCGCGGCCAGCTCGGGCGCGACCGCGGCGGCGAGCGCGCTGCGCGGCAGGTCGGCCGTCGCGACGTACTGAGCGGGCGTCATCCCGGCCGGCGCCGAGAACCCCATCGGGCCGCGCGCCGCGGCGTCGGCGACGAGCTGCTCGTATCCGGGCCGTTCCGGCGGCTGCGGCAGGTCGACCGGCACGAGCATCGCCCACGCGCCCGGGTTGCCGAGCGGCGTCTTGCTCGCTTTCATCCGGTCGCGCTGTGCCGCCGCGGCCTGCGCTCCGTCCCACCCGGCCGTGAGGTCGACGAGATACGGCACGGCGCGGCCGTCGCGCACGTGGATCATCAGACCGACGAGCTTGCTGACCGGCGGCATCGGCTCGTACCGGCCGGCAAACGGGCCGTTCGGGTCGGCGTCGGTGGCCGGCCGAGGCTCGGGCACGAACATGTCGTCGCTGTTCGCGTACTCGGCCAGCTGCGGGCCGATGTGGATCATGTTGCGCAGCGGGTCGCCTTCCGTCTTGACGTCGACGACGAGCAGCTCGCCCGGCGCGAGCACGCCCCGCTCGACGAGCAGGCCGCACTCGCCGAGGCGGTCGAACGTGCCCACGTTGTCGGTCGTCTTGTTGCGCACGCTGCGCTCGACGTGCTCGGGCCGGAACGTGAGCCGCATCGCCTGCTTGAGCGCCTCGTACGCTCGCAGGTCGGCGTCGTACGGGGCAGGCAGGCCGATCGACTCGACGCTCTCGCCGAGGTCGAGCCGCTCGGTCGCCGTGTGCACGGCCGTGCCCGTGTTGGCGCCGGCCTTGCTCTTTGCGGCGTCGAGCGCCTGCTTGCGCAGGCCGCGCAGCGTGCTCTTTGCCTCGGTCGTGAGCTTGCCCGTGACCGGATCGAATTGCGCCGCCGCGGCCACGCCGAGCACGAGATCGGACCGCATCGAGAGGCCGATCGCGAGCATGTTCTCGCGCCACTCGTCGAGATTCCACGTGTCGGTTTCGATCTCTTTGAGCAGGTTGCTGACGCGCTGATACGTGCGCTCGGCGTCGCAGTAGCGGCCGTTTTTCGTCCGCATCGGGCCGACCCGGGCCGACAGCACGGCCGCGGCCATCTGCGCGCCGGTCGGGGGCGTCAAGGTGGGTGCGCTCATCGGTCGTAAGCTCCGTTCACGAGGCGGTCAGCGTGGTCGGCGTCGTACGTGCGCCCCGCGGGGGCGGGCGCCTGCGGCTTGTCGTGCAACGCGGCGTACATCCGGCGGCCGAGCTCTGCGACCTGCCCCTCGCTCTCGGCGAGCGCCTGCTCGATCGGCAGCACGTGCTCGATCCACACGAGCTTGAGCACTTCCGCGAGCGCGGTCGCCGTCGACCAATCCGGGTCGGGCGCGTTCGGTTCGGCCGAGCAGGCGTCGAGCGTCGCCCGGAACAGCTCGACGTGCTCGGGCTCGATCTCGAACGGCAGGTCGATGGCGCGCGGCGGCAGCTCGTCGGGCAGCGCGGGCAACGGGTTGATATCGGTCATGGTGTGATGCTCTCCCTGATCACTTCCGGCGCGAGGCCGGCATCGGCGAGGACGGCAAACGCGCGTGCCTCAAGGTCAGTATCGACCGGCTGTATGACAGTAATCGGCGTGCCGGGCGGGGGCTGCGCGACGAGCTGCTCGCCGAACCGCGTGAGCGTGACGATCGGGCCCCGGGGGTCGCCGAGCACGATGTCGGCGACCCCGTAAGCCAATCCGTCATGCCCGAGCACGATGTCGCCCGCGTGTGTCTGCTCCCACGTTGCCGGCGGCGCCTGCTCGGGCGTCGTCATCGGGTCGCCCGGTACGCGGCGACCTTATCGGCCGCCTGCTGCGCGGCTGCGACGTAATCCTCGATGCCCTGCTTGATCTTGCCGAGCTCGGTCAGCGCGGCGGCAACGTCGTCATTCGCCGAGTCCTCGGCCGTGTGCGTCAGCGAGACCATCGCGCCGTCGGTCCGATCCTCGGCGAGCCGCAGAGCGCTTTGGATCTCTCCGCACGCGTCGATGATCATGCCGAGCCGCTGCTTGAGATTCTCGATACTGCCGTCGGCGCCGTCGCTCACAACGACCCCCGGTAGGTGAGATTCTGCTCGATCGCGAGCGTGCACAGCGGGGCGACCTGCTGCTCGCACAGTTCGATCGCCGCGGCGACCTGCGGCACGCCGAGCGGGTCGACCGACGTCTGCCGAATCCAGTCGAGCAGCACTTTCGCCTCGCCGAGCTTGCCGGCGACCTGCGTGTTGAGTGCCCCCTGCGCCTCGGCAATCAGGTGGTTTGCGCGGTCGATCGCCGCGCGTACTTCCGGAACGGTTGCCACTCTTGCTCTCCCTCTGTTGGGCGGTTGGTCATCCGCTGTTGCGGAACCAATACGGTTTGGCGTCGGGCCGCGGCGTCTTGCTGTGCTGCGGGTCGGGCGGGCTCGTGCGTCCCTGCCGCTTGGCGTGCGCGGCCTCGTCAGCCTGCCGGCGTGCGGCCGACCGCTCGACCGAGGCCGCGAAGTCGGCGAGCGCGGCCTGCGCGGCGTCGCTGAGCGGAAGCGCCATGAGCGAACCGGGGCAGGCGCCCCACCACTCGAACGGGCCCGCGATGTTGTGCGGCTTGACCCGGTTGACGTGCGGGCCCGCGGTCGGCCCGGGTGCGCTCTGCTCGTGCACGATCGTCACGCGGGCCGTGCAGTGCACGAACGGGCAGTCGGCCGAGTCGGTCATCGTGGGGCGCAGCTCGGTCATCGCACGCCCCCGGTCGGTCCGGGCATCGGCGTCGGGTACGGCGTGACGACCGCGGGGCGGTCGCTCGGCGCGGCCTCGGCCGGCTCGCCGACGAGCAGCTTGATCGCCCCGGCGCAGAGCGCGAGCAGGACGAGCAGCGTGCCGATCGTCACGGCGAGAATCTGCGCGGTCGTCGGCCGGCGGGGCGGTTCGCCCGAGGCGTGCGCCGGGATGTGCGGCCGCAATTCCGGCTCGGTCATCGGCCCGGCCGGACGAACAGCGCGCGGCTCGACGGGCGGCGAGTGCCGCGGTACGTCATCCGGCGGTACGTGCTGATCAGTCTGCGCATCGTGTGCTCTCCCGAGTGGTCGTCGTGCTGTCGAGACGTCAAGCTATCAGGTACCTAATAGGCAGCGCAACCTTGCGACCTAATAGATTCCTGATAGCCTCTGCCCATGACCGACACGACGACCGGCACGGCCGGAACCTTGACCGCGACGCGCGTCGCACCTGCTGCCGACGCGCCCCTCACTGAGCACGTCAACACGCTGCTCGCCCGCGAGACACGCGCATACCTGCTCGGCACAGTCGAGGCCGACGAGGCGCGCGGCGAGGGGGCGGTCGTGCGCGTACTGCTGGTCAACGCGATCGAGCGCCTGCGGCAGATCGACCCGGATGACTACGCCCGGCGCGTCGCGCTCGGGGCGGCCGAGCTCGACCGGCGCGCTGCCGAGCGGCAGGCCGCGGGCAAGAGCTAGATTCGACCGACCCGAGCCGATGACAACGGCCGCGGTCCCTCACGGGTGCCGCGGCCGTCGCACCACCGACCCTTGATCTTGGGAGAGCAATAGTGGCAGTTGACCGCGATACTACATATGCCGGGCCCTACGCAACAGCGGCGCGCCTTTACCGGGCGGCCGGATGGCTCGGCGTGCTGCCGGTCGGCTCGGGCCCGGGCGAGAAGTGGCCGCCCCCGCGGGCGTACACCGGGCACGGCGCACCCGACCCGAGCGGCGCCGACATCGAGGCGTATTGCGAGACGCACGGCGATCGGAATCTCGCGCTGCGGGCCCCCGTCGGCGTGCTCGGGCTCGACGTCGACGCGTACGAGAAAGCGGGCAAGAGCAAGGGTGGCGGCGAGGCGCTCGCCGCGCTCATCGAGGCGTACGGCCCGCTGCCGCACACGTGGGTGAGTGGCGCCCGGCCGGCGCCGAGCGGCATCTACTGGTATCGCGTGCCCGAGCTGCTCGACGGCGCCCCGATCAACTGGCCGGGCGAGGCCGCGAAAGGCATCGAGATCATCCAACGCGGGCACCGGTACGGGCTCGTTTGGCCGAGCACGAATCCCGAGGCCGACGGCGCCGAGTACGGGTGGCGGTGGCCGCTCGCGGCCGAGCACCGGGTCGAGGGGCACCCGATCCCGCGGCCGGCCGACCTCGCCGAGCTGCCCGAGGCATGGGTGCGCGGCCTCGCGCTGTCGTACGCCCGGACCGAAAAGAGTGACCTCGCGGGCAACGACATGGCCGCGTGGTGGGAGATGCTGCGCCCCGATCCGGCCTGCCCGCGGGTGACCGACGCGCTGACCCGGGCCCGCCACGAGATCGCGCTCGGGCAGGCCGGGCGGCACGAGACCGCTCGCGACTCGGCGCGCCTGCTCGCGGCCTACGGTGGCGAGGGACACGCGGGCGCGGCCGAGGCGCTGACGCAGCTCGGCGCCGTGTTCGTGGCCGCGATCAGCGGGCCCGGTCGCGACGCCGAGGCCGAGTGGCATCGCCTGCTCGTCGGGGCGGTCGAGCTGGCCGCGACCGACAACCCGGCGCCGCGGCAGCTGTGCGCCTGCTCGCCCCCGTCGCTCGTGATCCCGCTGCCCCCGGGCGTGCCCCCTTTTGCGTCGCCCCCGTCGACTACGTTGCCCGGGCCCGCGAGCTCTGGCCTGCCGTCGGGGGAGACGATCACGCAGCTCGGCCCGGTGCCGCTGCCGGACGCGCCGCCTGAGAGCGACGCGCTGACCGACGCCCGGCTGACGCAGCTCGTGCACGACGAGCTGCTCGACGGCCGCTATTGCTGGTCGCAGGGTTTCGGGTGGCTGTTGTGGGACGGCCGGCGGTGGCGCGAGTGCAGCGACGAGACCGTGATCGAGGACGTGCGGCAGTGGGCCGTGCGGTTCGTCGAGCAGCAGGTCGCCAACGTCTACATCGCGGCGTCGCGCGAGATGCGCAACCTGCTGATCGGCCTGCTGAGTAAGTACCGGCTGACGGCGATCGTCGCGCTCGCCCGCGGGCTCTGTCAGGTCGACCCGGCCGCGTTCGACGGGCACCCCGACCTGCTCAACACGCCGAGCGGGATCGTCGACCTGCGGACGGGCGAGCTGCTGCCGCACGATCCCGCGATGCGGATGACCAAGATCACGGGCGTTGCGTACGACCCGGCCGCGGGTCATCCGGACTGGCCGGCCGCGCTGCGGGCCGTGCGCCCCGACGTGGCGACGTGGCTGCGCCTGCGGTTCGGGCAGTCGATCACGGGGCACATGACCCCCGACGACGTGCTGCTCATCCTGCGCGGTGGCGGCGAGAACGGTAAGTCGACGATCTTGAACGCGATCAAGCAGGCGCTCGGCGACTACGGCATTTTCGTGTCCGACCGGGTGCTGCTGAGCGACCCGGGATCGCACCCGACAGAGCTCATGGACTTCCGCGGGGCGCGGTTCACGCTGACCGAGGAATTGCCCGACGAGGCGCGCCTCAACGTCAAGCGGCTCAAGGATGTCGTCGGCACGCCGACCATGAAAGCGCGCCGGATGCGGCAAGACCCTGTTGAGTTCGCGGCGACGCACTCGCTGTTCATCTCGACGAATCCGCTGCCGCTCGTGACCGACACCGATCACGGCACGTGGCGCCGGCTCGCGCTCGTCGAGTTCCCGTACCGGTTCACCAAACCCGGTCAGCCGGTCGACGAATCCCGGGGCGAGCGGAAGGGCGATGCCGGCCTGCGCGACCGCTTGCGCGACGGCGTGGCGCAGCGCGAGGCCGTGCTCTTGTGGCTCGTGCAGGGGGCGGTCGAGTGGTATGCGGCCGGCAAGGCGATGCCGCAGCACCCCGAGAGCGTGCTGCGCGACACGCAGGAGTGGCGCGCCAAGAGCGACCCGATCGAGGGGTTTTGGCACGAGCGGCTGCGGCCGGCGGCCGAGGCATTCATCACGTCGAGCGACATGACGGCCGCGTTCAACGACTACCTCTCGGCGATCCGTCAGCACGAGTGGAGCGACCGCAGGTTCGTACCGCTGTTCGGCGACCACTCGACGACCCGCAGGCACGGTGTCGAGTACCGGCAGGAGCGGGTCAAGGCGCATCACGTCCGCTCGTACCGCTTGACGCCCGGCGCGATGAGCGTCACGGTTCCGTCACCGTTCGTGCCCGAGCCGACCGCTGTCGGGGCAAAAGTGCGGGCATGGTGGGGCGTCCGATTTGCGACGCAGACCGACCTTGACCAGGACTAACGCAAGCGTGTCCCACGTGTCCCAACTTTTGGGCATCCCGCTCTACGCGCGGGCGAATAGCGACAACCAATATCAGGTGGGACACGTGGGACAGGTTACCGACTGACTACTTACAGCGAACTAGACACAGCTAATAGGTACCTGATAGGTTGACAGCTCATCGACCGCATGGGAGAGCAAACGATGACCGAGATCAAGTGGACGACGAACGTGCGCTACGCCGACGGTTCCGGCCTGAGCGAGTACCGGGGCGTCGTCGACGGCGAGGCGCTGTACGTCATCCGGGGCACGACCGACAACGACGGCCGGCGCGTGTTCACGTCGATGCGCTGCACGGCTGACGGCGCCGAGCACCCGGTCGGCCGCGGGGGCACGACCCGCAAGCTCTGGCACGCGAAAGGCGATTGCGAGAGCGAGGCCGGCGCGCTCGGCGTCGAGCTCTGGGTGACCGAGCTGCAAGAGCGGCGGAAGCTGACCGACCTCGGCGTCAGCCCGGTCGACGAGCACGGCGTACTGAGCTTGCAGCAGATGCGCGACGTCGCGACGTCGTACGACCTGCCCGGCTACCCGCGGGCCGAGCCGCAGCCGCGCGGCACGATGACGATCACGGCGAGCGGGGCGCGCAAGATCGCCGCGGCCGTCGAGCGCAGCCGCGCCGCGGCGTGCGTCGAGGGCTCGCGGTGGCACGAGCCGCACGGCGACTGCGACGGCAACCTGCCCCCGCTGCCCCCGCTCGTGAACGAGTACGACGACGGCGTGACCGTGTGGCGCGTCAGCGACCGGGTGCGGGTCGGTGGGCCCGGCTCGGCGTGGGCGGCCGACACGTGGCGCATCCGCTCGATTGCCGTGCCGGTCGACCGTGGGGCGTATGCCGGGCTGACGCTCGTCGATCGCCCGGGCGGTCTCCCGATCGGCGAGACCGGTACCGCGATCCCGCTCGCGCGGCTGCGGCGTGCCGGGGCGGTCGCTCCGTCGCCCGATGACGCGCAGTACGAGATCGACAAGCTGCGCGGCGCGCTGACGCTCGCCGACCGGTCGCGGTCGACGTGGGTGCAGCGGGCGGCCGAATTCGAGCGGCAGCGCGACGAGCTCGCCGAGCAGGTCGCCAAGCTGCGCGAGACCGTGCGCGTCGGCGCCGAGCCGGTCGCCAAGGTGTTGCGGCACCTGCGCGACGACGTGCTGCCCGGGTGGGTGGCGGGCTCGATGGAAAACGACGAGGCGCGCGGCGTGCGCGACCGGCAGACCGACCCCGAGCTGATCATCTTTCACCCGGCCGACATCCGGGCGATGATCGCTGACGCTGCTCGCGAGTCGGGCGTGCAGCTGTGACCCGGTGGGCCCGCATGGTGCAGGGCATGTGCCAGCTGTGCTATCGGCCGGCGATCACGACGCTCACGGCCGGGCGCCGGCCGCTCTGGCGCGTGCTGCTCGGTCGCCCGCGGCGCACGATCCGAGTCTGCGGGCACTGCCTCGCCGACGGCATCGCCCGGATTCGTCGTGGCTGACCCGCGGGCGATGTGGGCCGCGGCTGCCGGGCTCGCCAAGCAGAAAAGCGTGCGCCTGATCTGGCCTGAGCTCGCCGACGCGCTCGACGGGCTCAGCCGGTCGCCGCTCGACGTGGTGGCCGAGCCGGACGCGCCCGACCCGGCGCCCCCGCTCTGCGGCTACTGCCGGACCGAGCGCGCGATCGGGCGCATGACCGACGACGACACGCCGTGTTGCGTGCACTGCCGAGCGTCGCACGGGCGCCACGCTCGGCCGGCCGTGATGAATCCCGCGTGGCGGCAGTGGCGGCGCGATCAGCACGCGGCTCGCATGACCGGCGACGACGGGGGCGACAAGTGGGCCGACCACGAGAAGCGGCGGGGGCGCACGTGAGCAAGATCGAGACGTTCGAGCTGCGCGACTATCAGCAGGAGACGATCGACGATCTCTATCGGTTGTGGGGCATCGGCGAGCGTCGGATCGTCGGCGTTATGCCGACCGGGGGCGGCAAGACTGTGCTCGGCGTCAAGCCGGTCGCCGACTGCGTGCAGGCCGGCAAGCGTGTCTTGTGGCTCGCGCACCGTACCGAGCTGATCGAGGCGGCCGAGGAAAAGCTCAAGGGCGACTCGGCCGGCCTGCGGGTCGGCGTGCTGCAAGCGCGACGCCGTGAGTTCGACAGCGACGTGATCGTTGCGAGCGTGGCGACCGCGGTTCGAGCCGGCGCGCTCGGCCAGCTGGCGCAGCTCGGTATCGGGCTGATCGTCATCGACGAGTGCCATCACTCCGTTGCGCCGTCGTACATGACGATCATGCGGGCGCTCGGGGCGCTCGACGACGACGGCCCGCTCGTGCTCGGGCTGACCGCGACGCTCGACCGCGGCGACGGGCTCGCGCTCTCCGAGCTCTGGCAGGCGGTCGCGAAACCGATCGAGATGCAGCGGCTCATCGACGAGGGGTGGCTACTGCGCCCCCGCGGCATCCGGGTCAAGCTCGACGATCTCAACCTGAGCGGGCTCAAGGCGACCGCATCGCAGGCGCAGACCGATCAGGCGTACAGCCGGGCGATGAGCGACTCGCTCGCTCCGGCCGCGATCGCCCGGGCGGTCGTCGAGCACTGCGCCGGCCGCAAGGGCGTGATCTTCCTGCCGAGCGTCGAGCTGTCGAAAGAGCAGGCGCGCGTGCTCTGCGAACACGGCGTGTCGGCCGTGCACATGGATGCCGACACGCCGAAAGAGGTACGGCGCGAGCTCATGCGGCGCGTCCGGGCGGGGCAGTACGACGCCGTTTGCAACGTCGGTCTCTTCACGGAAGGCACCGACGTGCCGATCTGGTCGTATGCCGGCCTCGCCCGCATGAGCAATTCGGGCGTGCTCGCGACGCAGATGATCGGCCGCCCCCTGCGGCCGTACCCGGGGCAGACCGAGGCGCTGATCTTGGATTTCGTCGGGCTGACGGCGCGGTTCCGGCTGGTCACGCGCGTCAACCTTGACGGCGCCCCGCAGGTCGAGGACGTGCCCGATGACCTGCTCGATTACGTCGACGAGGACGAGGCCGACGAGCCGCACGAGCCCGAGCAGCACGGCGAGGCCGACCCGCTGCCGGAAGGCGTCGACGGCCCGCTCGCGTACGAGCTCGTCGACCTTTTCTCGGCGAGTCACACGGCGTGGCAGCAGAGCCCGCGGGGCGTCTGGTTTCTGCCGACCGGCTCGGGGCGCGCCGTGTTCCTGGCGCCCGGGCAAGAGCCGGGCACGTACGACGTCCGGTGGAGCTCGGGCGAGCTCGTGCACGAGGACAGCGTGCCGCTCGACTCGGCGATGACGTGGGGCGAGCGCGCGGCCAAGAGCGAGGCGGCGCGGCCGGTCGAGCGCGCGGCCAGCTGGCGCAAGCGCAAGGCGACGCTCGCCGAGAAGTGGGCCGCGCTGTCGGCCGGCGCGGCGCCCGACGACTTCGGCCGCGAGGCCGGGGGCGTGACCGACGTGCTCGACCGGCAGTGGGCGAGTACGTCGATCGACGTACTGCCGTGCGTCGAGAAAGTCACTCCGGCCGGCTACTGGACAACCTATTAGGTACCTGATAGGTTGACATCTCCAGCACGGAACGGCGCGAACAGGGAGAGCAAAAATGGAGCGCTTCACATGGACGATCGCCTACCGCAAGCCGACCGCGAACCGGTGGCTGCGGGTCACGAATTGGGCGGGCTCGTGGGCGCAGGCCGTCGGCATGGCGCAGCTGTTCGCCGAGGCTAACCCGGGCGTGCAGGTCTACTACACGTCGAGCCGCGAGGCCGAGCTCGCGGGGGGCGTCGTCGCCGAGGACATCGGCAACATCCTGAGCGAGACGACCGGCCGGCGCGTCCGGATCGTCGAGGGCGGCGAGCTGCCGGCCGACATGATCGCCCGCATCCCGGCGGCCGACGTCGCCCGTAACCGGTGGATCGACCGCAAGCCGATCGCTGACCCGGCCGTGACCGAGGAAGCGGCGCACGTCGAGGCGCTCGCGATCTGCGCCGGCATCCCGATCGACGGCCGGCCGGCGGCCGTGACCGAGCTGCTGACCGCGGCCGAGCTGCTGACCGACGCGCACGAGCACCTGCTGCTCGTCCGGCGGGCCCGGGCGCTGTACGACGCCACGCCGCGGCAGGCGCCGGCCGCCTGCCTGCACGCGGGCTGTCACCCGGGCCGCTGTGCGTGGCGCGTGACCGATGCCGGCCGCAACGTGCTCACGGCGGCCGGACGATGAGGCGCGCAGCGGCGTACGCCCGGGCGGTCAACCCGGGCGCGTGGCTCGCCGTCGGGGCGGTCGCGTGGGTGGCCGCGCTCGCTGCGGTCGAGCTGCTGAGCGACGTCAGCCCGGTCGCGATCGTCAAGCAGGTCGTCGTCGCGCTCGCCGCGGCCGTGGGTGGTCTGCTGTGAACCGCGAGGAAGTGCTCGCCGAGCTGAGCGACGACGTGCTCGCCGTGCTCAAGGGGCGGGGGCCCAAGCAGGCCGAAAAGGTGGCCGCGATCGTGCAGCTCGTCGCTGACCTGCTCGACCCGAGCGCGGTCGCCGCGATCGAGGTCGTCGGGGCGCGCATCGGCGTCGACACGATCGAGCTCGGCAACGCGTCGATCGAGGTCGACGCGAACGGCGACCTGAGTCGGGTCGAGCTGCACGTGCCGGTCGACGTCGAGCTGCACGGGCGCGAGTAGTGCGCTGCGCCTGCGGCTACGGGCCCGAGTGGCACCCGGGCGCCCCCGAGCTCGGGCACTGCCCGCTCTGCGCCTGCGGCAAGCTGCCGGGCGAGCACCTGCCGGTCGCGATCGTGCCGAGCCCGCTGCTGACGTTCGACACGTCCGGCAACCCGGTCACGTGGGACGGTCGGCAGCTGCTCGTCTGCCCCGGTAAGCCGCTCACGGCGGCCGGCAAGCTGCCGACGCTGCGCCGCGGCTCGTACCGCGAGGCGCCCCCGAGCCCGCGGTACGCCACTCGGCCCGGGTGGGGCCCGATCATGTTTCCGGTCGTCGACGAGCCCGAGCAGGTCGACGAGGCGCCGGCCGGGCCCCCGCAGGTGCCCGCGAGGTACACGCAGGCGCTCGACGAGATCGCCCGGCAGGCGATGCCGGTCGGCATGGCCGCGGCTGCGCTCGGGTGGCAGGTCGACCCCTGGTATTACCGGGCGGCCGACGGCACCGAGACGAGCGTGCTCGTGATGCGCCGCGGCGACCTGCGAGCGGCTGCGCAGTGGGATCGCGCCCCCGGGGCGACGTGGCGCACGGCCGGCGCGCTCTGCGTGCCCCCGGGCTCGTGGCCGGTCAAGGTTGGCGTCAAGCGGCTCGTCGAGATCATTACCGAGCTCGGGTGACGTCGTGTACTCTGTAAAGCTCGCGCAGGTCAGACATGAGGGGGCGAGGTAGTTGACGACGCAAAAAAGTTTCGTCGGGCTCGGCCGCGTGCGGTACGCGCTCGGCGACGGCGCCACCGAGCAGCAGGCGGTCGCCGTGTATCAGCTGCTCGACGGCGCCGGCCTGCTCGGGGGCAGCGACGAGATCGACCCGACGCGCCTCGTCGGGCTCGCTGAGTTCGCCGAGATCATGAACCGCACGCCGCAGGCGGTTCGCGGGTGGCGCGAGCTGCCCGAGCCGATCGTGCGGCTCAAGGCCGGGCCGATCTTCGACCGGGTGCACGTCGACCGGTTCAAGCTCGCGCACCCCGAGCTCTGCGGCGTGACCGCGTGACGCACGTGCCCCTGCGGCCGTGTGGCGTCTGCTCGCAGCCGTGCCCGGATGGCGACTGCCCGCGGCACCCTAAGCGCGGCGGCTACCGACCCGGACGCAACGCGACCCGCAACGCGATCTATGGGCCGCTCTGGCGCGTGCTCGTCGCCCGGGTGCTCGCCGCGGCCGGCTACCGGTGCGCGTACTGCTCGATCGCGACCGCGACGACTGGCGATCACGTCGTGCCGCACAGCAAGGGGGGTCGCAGCGACGAGCGCAACACGGTCGCAGCCTGCCGCACGTGCAACACGAGCAAGGGGAACCGCACGCTGCGAGAGTGGGTGGCCTCGGGGCGCGCCCCGCTGCCTGCCTTGCAGCTGCTCGCTGCTCGCATCCGTTCTGAGCTGCCGGTATAGGGGAGAGTGCACATGCTGCGAGGGATGATCAACCTGCTCAACAGGTGGCGTGATCGGGCCCGGCCTGCTGAGCCTGAGTACGCCCGAGCGGGGCGTATGTGGCGCCGCCCGTGGGACGCACCGAGCACGGGTGACGGTATTGCCCTGCTCGCTGCCGCGGTCAACAGGGGCGTCGACTGCTGGGTTGCACGTGAGCCGGGTGAGTGCATCACGTGCGGGCATGAGTGGATCAAGGGCGAGATCATCGGGCCCGTCTATCAGACGTATCGTCGCGACCTGCGCACGGGTGCTGTCGTGTTCGACCCTGCCACGCGGCGCGCCTGCTGCGTGTGCGTCGAGCAGCAGCGCGTCGAGGGCGACCCGTCGATCGAGTGGGCGAGGTACGCGGGCGTGCTGCGCTCGCAGAAATAAATAATCAATCAGTAATTCAGTAATTGGGAGAGCGAATAAATAATGCGAGATTCTGAGAATGTGGGCGGTTTTTTTCCAGCCGACGGCCGGCCTACACATCCGCGCCCTTCAAGAAAAAACGCGCCTCGGGTGCCGGACGATTCGAGCTCGGGTATCTGCGTTAATTGCGGCGAGCTGATCGAGCTGCGCGAGCGCGTCTCGGGCGACGGCTCGACCGAGCTGCGGCACGTCGAGACCGATCTCGTCGGCTGCGGGCCCGACGGGCTCAAGGGGGCGACCGGGTGGGCGCCGCGGGCCGAGCTGGCATCGAGCGTGATCGTGACGGATTTGCTCGGGCTCGACATCACTGACCGGGTGATCGCCGAGTACGGCAGCGTGCGCGCGTGGATCGAGAACGGCAAGGCGATGCGGGCCCGGCTCGACGAGATGTTCGTCGAGTACGCCCGGGCGGTCGATGCGGCCACGCTCGCGCCCGAGCCGCGGGCCGACCTGCCGACGATGGCCGAGCGGAAGATCACGCGCCTGCACGTCGATCACGTCGAGCTGACGAACGGCGGCGCCGTCGTCGTCGGCCGGATCGACGGCGCGGCGGCCGAGTCGCTCGCCTACTTCGGCCCGATGAGCATCTCGACCCGGCCGCAGGATTGGGACGAGCCGGCGCGCTCGTGGCTGTTCAGCGAGGCAGCATGTAAGGCAGCAGCACGTCGTGCGGTCGAGAGGCGGGGGCAGTGATGGGCGACATCGAGATGACGCAGCAGGGAGCAGCTCAGCGGGCGTGGCGTGCTGCTGCCGAGGCCGAGAGCAAGGCCGGCCTCGGCGACCGCGGGGGCGCGCACGCGTACGCGGCCGTCGCCGAGGCGTGGGCCCGGGTGGCGGGGCAGCTGCCGGTCGTCGAGCTCGCGGTCGACAACTGCCCGCGGCCGGCGGCGCACATGCCGGCCGAGCGGGTCGGCGAGTGGCCGCCCGGGCAGGTGCCCGTGCCGACGCCTCGCCCGCTGCGCGGTCACGAGCAGGCGGTCGTCACGGCCGACGAGCTCGGCGCGACGCAGGTCGATCTCGGCGCCCGGGTGGCGGCCGAGCAGGCGGCGGCCGGGCTCGCGCTGCTCGGGCTCGACCCGCTCGACCCCCGCGTGCCGGTCGGCGACGTCGAGCAGACGCTCGTGCTCGACGCCCCGGCGCATGAGCCGGCGCACCTGCCGGTCGACGACGTGTGGCCGGCGACGAACGCGTGCAAGGGCTGCGCGCAGCCGATCGAGTGGCGGGGCGGCGCGTGGGTCGACATCAAGGGGTGGGCCCGCTGTGTCGCACGCTAAGCCGGTCGACGAGCGCGCCGGGGGGCAGCAGCACGTCGAGGTCGTCACGGCCTCGGATGCTGCGCGCCTCGTGGCGCCGCCCGTGCCCGAGCATCTCGATCTCGGGGGCGACCTGCGGGCGCGGTGGGTGGCGTTGTGGACGTCGCCCGTCGCGACCGTGCTCGACCCGTCGAGCGACCTCGAACCGGTCTCGCGGCTGTTCGAGCTGTACGAGCTCGACCGGTCGATCGGCAAGGCGACCCGCAATCACGTCAAGCATCTCGAACGGCTCGGCGAGTACGTGCTCGACGAGAGCGCGCCCGCGTTCGACCCGCAGCTCGTGCGTACCCGCATGGCGGTCGCGAGCGAGATCAGGCAGCTTGAGCAGACGCTCGGCGTGTCGCCCCGCGGCCGGCTGACGATCGGGCTCGCCGTCATGGCGGCGCAGAATGCGGCAGCCGGCGCGGCCGGCGGCGACGGGGGGCACGACGATGCCGACGACTAGCGCCCGGCCGCTCACGCGCGAGCAGCTGCTCGCCGAGTGCGACCCGCGGTTTCTGGCCGCGCTGACGTTCGCCAACAACGGGCCCATACCCGAGCGCAATCGGACGCTCGGCCCGACGTGGGTGCGGTGGGTGCACGACAACTGCGTCATGGGCGAGGGTGACGCGTACGGCACCCCTGCCCGGATGACCCCCGAGCAGCAGGCGCTCTTTTGGAAACTGGCCGAGCTGCTCGACGACGGCTCGCGGCGGTTCGACTTTGCCCTGATCACGCTCGCGAAAGGCAGCGGCAAGAGCCCGGCGCTCGCGTGGCTCGGCAACATCGAGATCGCGAGCGACTGCGTGATCTTCAAAGAGTGGGCCCCGAACGGCAACCCGCGGGGGCAGGCGCGCAGCAACCCGGGCGTTATCAATATGGCGTCGTCGTACGAGCAGGCCGATCTCGTGCTCGACGAGATGCGCGCCACGTTCGAGCACGAGAGCGCGCCGCTCAAGGGCAAGGCAGCGGCACAAAAGGGCGAGATCGTCATGCGCGACCGCAAGGCGATCGCCAAGCGGATACCCGCGACGCCCCGCAAGGCGGACGGCACAAAGAGCCCGCTGCTGCTCGTCGATGAGGTGCACGAGCTGACGACCGAGAATCAAGAGCGCGCGATCGACGTCGCGTGGGGCGGTACGAGCAAGCGCGAGAACGGCCTCACGATCTTCGGCTCGACGGCCGGCAACGACATGACGACGCTGTTCGGCAAGCAGGTCGCCCGCGGCCGGCGCGGCGACTTTGCGCCTAACGAGCTGTTCGTGCTGCTTGAGGCCGAGCCCGGTCTCGACCCGACCGACGACGACGACGTGATCGAGGGCATCCGGCAGGCGAATCCGCTCGCGCGCCGGGGCGTCGCGAACGTGCGCAAGCTGCTCAGCAAGTTCCGCGGAATGCCCCTAGCTCGGGCAAAGCGGTACTATTGGAATCAATGGGTACCGAGCGACGAGTCGTGGCTGCCGGCCGGCGCGTGGGACGCGAACAGCGCGCAGCGGCGCGGCCTCAAGATCGAATTCGAGCCGTCGTGGCGCACGTGGGTCGGCGCCGATATGGCGCTCAAGCGCGACTCGGCCGCGGTCGTCACGGTGCAGCTGCGGCCGGCGCCCCGCAACCGCAGCAAGCTCGGCAGCGTGTATCAGGCGCAGTCGAAAATCTGGCTGCCAAACGGCGAGCCGATCGACCAAACGGGCGAGAACGGGCCCGATGCGTATATCCGGCTGATCGCGACGACGCACGCGCTCGAATGGGCCGCGGCCGACGAGGCATGGTGGCCGAGCCTGCCCCTGCTCGAAAAGGGCGACGACGACAACCCGCCCGTGCCGATGTTCCGGATGCCGCAGCAGGGTCGCAATATGGTCATCGCGTACGCCCGCACGTACAAGATGATCACGCAAGGCGAGCTGATACATGACGGCTCGCCCGACTTTAGTGATCAAATTGCGAGCGCGGTCACGCAGTCGACCGACCGCGGGTGGACGTTGCGCAAGGGGAAGAATCGCAGGCGTATCGACAGCTGCCCGGCACTCGCTGCCGCGCTCTTTGCGACCGGGCTCGAACCGCCCGTCAAAGAGCCGGTCAAGCCGCGTAGCGCGATTTTCTAGGGAGAGCAGCAGTGGACGCAATCACGTACGACGTGCAGGTCAGACGGCGCAAGGGCAAGTGGATCGCGACCGTGCCCGCTCTGCCGGACGACGCCCCGCGGATCGTCACGAGCGCGCTCGGCGACGTGGCGGCCGAGATGATCACAGAGCTCGCCGAGTACCTCGGCGTGCCCGCGACGCAGCTCGACGTTCGGGTGCCGCACCCGGTCAAGGTGCCCCGGCCGCGGCTGCGCGACCGGGTGACGCACGGCGCCGTGCAGCTGACCGGCGGGGGCGTGCTGCTGAGCGGCGTGTACCTCGCGGCAGGCGGGGCGGCTACCCTGATCGCAGCGGGTATCGGTATCGCCGCGGTGGCGACCGGCAAAGAGGCGGGGTGGCTCTAAGTGGGACTCGGCAAGATGCTCGCGTTGCGGCAGGCCGAGCAGCTGCGTGCAGCCGGCTCGGGCACGCGGTACGACGTCACTGACATCGAGAGCGGCGTGCTCACGCAGTCGTTCACGGTGGATTACAACACGGCCCCGAGCTGGCCGGCCTCGGCGTACCGCAACGGCATGAGCATCCCGGGCGCGTGGCGCGCCTCGATCCTGCTGAGCGACATGCTCGGGTCGATCCCGTGGCACGCGTACCGCAAGCCGATCCCGGGCGACCGCGACCCGGCGCCGCGCCTCGTCGAGCCGGGCCCGCCCCTGCTCGAACAGCCGAGCCCGCCCGATTCGCGGATGGATACGCTGAGCTCGGCCGCGCTCGACTACCTGTGGAACGGCAACGCGATCGGCATCATCACGTCGCGCGACCGCTACGGCGTGCCGACGTCGGCCGCTTTCGTCGAGGCGAGCATGGTGTTTGTCCGGCGCGTCGACGAGCGGAATTACCCGCTGCCGATCGGCACGATCGAGTACATGATCGGCGATCTCTCGTTCACCCCGGATGAGGTCATTCACATCAAGGGCCCGCACGCGCCCGGCGCGCTGCGCGGTCTCGGCGTGCTCGAATCGCACTTGCCGACGCTCGGGCTCGCCGAGGACTTGCAGGCGACCGCGGGCAATCTGACCGGGTACGGCGTGCCGACCGGCCTGCTCAAGTCGGAAGATCCGGACCTCACGCAGGTCGAGGCCGAGAAGCTCAAGATCAAGTGGCTCAACGCGCAGCGCACGAGGACGATCGCCGTGCTCAACGCAACGACGTCGTTCGAGCCGCTCGGGTGGAATCCGCAGGAAGCGCAGTTAGTCGAGGCGCGCAAGTTCTCGCTGAGCGAGCTCGAATTGATCTTCGGCCTGCCGGTCGGGTGGCTCGGCGGGTCGACGAGCACGAGGCAGTACAGCAACATCGAGCAGGATGCGGTCAACCTGATCAAGTTCACGATGCTCGGCCATCTGTCGCGGTTCAAGCAGACGCTCTCGGGCGTGCTGCCCCGCGGGCAGTTCGTCGAGCCCGATCTCGACGAGCTGCTGCGCAGCGACACGCTCGCCCGTTACCAGGGGTACGCCTCGGGCATCACGGCTGGGTGGCTGCTGCGCAGTGAGGCGCGTGCGAAAGAGCGCCTCGTCGCGGTCGACGGCATCGACGACGGCCCGGCGCCGCAGAACACGGCCGACCCGAGCACAGCCGGCGCGCCCGGCACCCCGACGTCGAGCAGCGGCTCGTCGGAAGTTGAGAGGATTGAGGCATGACGACCGACCTGCTCAGGCGCACATTCGACACCGAGCTCAGCCTGCGCTCGAAAGGCGGGGGCGGCGACGGCCGGACCGTCTACGGCCTCGCCGTGCCGTACGGCGTGCCGCAGTACATCTATGACGGGCTGACCGAGGAATTCGTGCGGGGCGCGTTCGATCACCAGCTGCGCGCTGCGAACCGCGTGCGGGCGTCGCGCGAGCACGTCGCGCTCGGGGGCACGATGATCGGCGCCGCCCGGTCGCTGAGCGACGAGGCCGACGGGCTGCATTTCGAGGCGCGTATCAGCAAGACGGTCGTCGGCGACGAGACGCTTGAGCTGATCAACGACGGCGCGCTGCGACAGGTCAGCATCGGTTTCCGGGAGCGCCCGCACGGCAACCGCCGGACGGCGAACAACGTGATCCAGCGGACCGCGGCCGACCTGTTTGAGATCGCTTTCGTGATGGAAGGCGCGTACGGCGAGCAGGCCGAGCTCGCGGGCGTGCGCAGCAAGCAGCATCTCGACCCGCGTACCGCGGCGATGCACGGCTGCACCTGCTGCGACGAGCTCGCGCAGCTGCGCGCCGCGCAGGGGCAGGCCGAGGCGCAGCTCTACACGCTGCCTGCGCTGCCCGCACTGCCGACCCTGCCCGCGTTGCCGGCGCGGCGATGACGACCGTCACGGGGCAGCTCGTCGCCCCGGCCGGCGTGCTGCCGCGGGTGACGTTCGCCCGGGTGGCCGTGACGGTCGACCCTGCGGCCGACGTCATCGTGCTGCCGTTCGTCAGCGAGGCGCCCGTGCTCGCCGACGGCTCGCTCAGCATCGACGTGCCTGCGGGCTCGTACGTCGTCAACATCACGGTCGGGGCGAAAGTGCTGTCGGCGTGGGCCACGATCGGCGCCGAGCCGGTCGACCTCGCCGACGTGCTGCAATTTGGTCCGCAGCCGGAACCGCCCGAGGCGTACGCCACGATCGCCGCGCTCGCCGAGCTGGCCGAGACCGTCGCCGACGAGCTCGACGAGTACCTGCCCGTCAACGGGGGCGAGGTCGTCGACTCGACGCTCAGCATCCGCAAGGGCGACGGCTCGTCGGGCATCCGGTTCCGGTCGACCGGCGGCGCCGTCGACATCGACAAGCTCAACGGCGACATCATCATCGGCTCGTGGTCAGAGCCCGGCTACACGGGCACGCAGACAGGCTTGCAGCGGTGGCGCGCGAACGGCACGACGTTCGCGGGATACACCGAATTCGGGGGCAACGTCTACGGCGGTCAGCAGGCGATCGACGGCGCCGACGGCGTGGCGAAGCTCGGCGCGAAAAACGGGCTGACGAACGTCAAGATTGCCGGACTCAAGGCGACGCCCGGCGCCCCGACTACCGGCGATTGGGCCGCGGGCGAGATCGTGCTCGACTCGGCCGGCGCGTGGCATCTCTGCACGGTGGCCGGCGCGCCCGGCACATGGACGTAACGACGAGGCGTCGGCCGGGTATGCTCGCGATCAGCACGACCGGCACCCGGCCGGCGCAGCGGCACCCCCGGTAACGGGCACCCCGAGGCGACCGCGACCGCACCCCGAGAGACTGCATCCGTGACCATGACGGCCGACTCTCAAGGGGGATTCGTGGCCGAGAACGTGTATCTGACCAGGCAGCGCGAGGCGTACGAGGGCCTGCGCAGCTCGATCGAGGGAATCCAGACGCGCGCCGCCGAGGCGAACCGCGGGCTGACCGACGACGAGCGCAAGAGCATCGAGCAGATGAGCGAGCAGGGCAAGACCCTGTTCGCCGAGATCGAGACGCTGACCGACGTCGAGCTGCGCTCGGCCAAGGTCGCCGACATGCAGGCGCAGGTCGCCGCGGCGATGCGCGGCGGCGACGGCTCGGGCAATCAGGGCAGCGGCAGCACGGGCGACGTCGAGCTGCGCTCGCTCAACGCGACCGGCGGCAAGCCGACCGGCGGGGCGACCACCAAGGATCGCGACCCGGGCCACTACCGGTCGTTGCAGGCCGGCGGGCAGCGCTCGTTCTTCGGCGACATCTACGCGGCGCGCGAGCGCGGCGATCAGGATGCCGCGACCCGGCTCGCCGAGCACAACCGCGCGCTCACGACCGGCTCGGCCGGTGCGGGCGTCGTCGCTCCCAAGTGGCTGATCGACGAGTACGCCGTGCTCGCGCGGCAGGGCCGGGTGCTGGCGAACGCCGTGCGCAACATCCCGCTCGGCGACGACCCGCGGCCGATGACGCTGCCCAAGCAGTCGGCCGGCGCTGACACCGAGGTCACCGAGCAGGCGGCCGAGAACGACCCGATCGAGGACGACGACGCGTGGGCGTCGGCCGTCGACACCGTGACCCCCAAGCCGACCGCGGGCGTGCAGATCGTCTCGCGGCAGATGCTCGACATGAGCTCGCCCGCGATCGACTCGCTGATCTATGGCGACCTGATCGCGGCGTACAACCTCAAGGTCGAGAAGAAGGTCGGCACGGCGGTCATCGCCGTCGGTACCGCTCTGCCGGCGGCCGAGCCGGGTACCGGTGCCGTGCCGATCACCGACAAGACGCACTACTCGCGGGTGCTGATCAAGGCAGCGATCGCCGTGCGCAACGCGCGCAAGCTGCCGGCGAACCTCGTCGCGATGAGCGTCAACCGGTGGGGCGAGTTCCTCGATCTGACCGACACGACCGGCCGGCCGCTCGTGCTGCCGGGCGCGTACGACGGCCCGAGCAACTCGGCCGGCCTCGGCGACGTCGCCTCGCTTGAGGGCGGTCGCTTCCGCGGCCTCTCGCTCGCGCCGACCGACGGCATCGCGCTCGACGACCGGTTCGCTGTGCTGCGCGCGTCCGATGTGCTGCTGTTCGAGTCGAACATGCTGCGCTTCCGGTACGAGCAGCCGCTCGGCCCCGAGTCGGTCAAGATGGGCATCTGGGCGTACACGGCCGTGCTCATCCGGTACGGCACGGCGAGCGTCAAGCGCGTCGAGATCACGGTCGACAACACGCCGTAACCGATCGCCCGGCCGGGCCCCGTGCCCCCGTGCTCGCCCGGCCGGGCCCCGGTGCACCTGCTCACGAAAGGATCGTGTCGAGCATGTCGCTCGAACAGTGGCCGCCACTACTGGCCGACCTCAAGCTCGACGCCTCGATCGACGAGGCCGACGACCGTGACGACCCTGCGCTCGCGCAGACGCTCTCGGCCGCGGTCTCGTTCGTGCAGCGGGTGCACCGTGGGCGGTACGACTTCGGACTCGGCAACGTCGGCGACGACCTGCTGCCGGCGCCCGATGTCACGATGTCGCTCGGCACGGTGCGGCTCGCGATGCGGTGGCACACGCGCCGCCGCTCGCCCGACGCGCTCGTGTCGATGGGGGAGATGGGCGCCGGCCGCGTGCCGTCGTTCGATACCGACATCGACCGGTCGCTGCGCATCGGCCGGTACGCCCCGAGCGTGATCGCATGACCCCGGCCGCGGCGTATCAGAGCGTCGTGACCGGCCTGCGGACCGCGCTGCATAAGCCGACCGGGCCCGGGCACCTGCGGGTGCTCGACGGCCCGGCTGACCGGGCAGAGCGGGGCAGCGTGATCGTCGGCCCGCCCGTGTTCGCGTGGGAAGGCATGTGCGACCCGGACGAGCCGACGTCGATGACTGTGACCGTCTACCTGATCGAGCAGCTCGGCGAGCGCGCGATCGAGCAGCTGCTTACCCGGCTGCCCGAGCTGCTCGTCGCGCTGGCCGGCGTGCACGACGCCACGATCACGGCGGCCGACCCGGGTAGCTACCCGACGTCGGGCGCCGACCTGCCTTGCTACCGACTGACCGCGGAAATGACGCTCTAGGGGCGACGATGGCTATTCACAAGCGCAAGATCAAGCTTGTCGAGTTCACGCTCGGCACCGACCCGGATGACCTGTCATTCGAGTGCCAGCTCAACAGCTGGACGATCAACAACAACACCGAGGACGGCGAGAAGATTTACACCCTCTGCCCGACCGGCGAAGATCAGGAAGAGACCGACCCCGACTACTCGATCGACCTCACGTTTTTCGCAGACTGGCGCAGCGACGGCATCTCGGATTTCCTGTGGTCGAACGACGGGGCGACCGTCGCGCTCGTGCTCGACCACCACCCCGACATCGCGCTCGAACACGTGCGGTGGGCGGGCAACGTGATCATCAAGGCACCGAGCGTGGGCGGCGAGGCGCGCGAGAACGAGATGACCGAGACGACGCTGCAATTCATCGGCAAGCCGGTCTACTCGCGGCCGGGCGTCTGACCCGTACGCTGCACGAGCGGGCCCGTCTGCGGGAAGGCGGGCGGGCCCGTCCGCACCGACCATAGGGAGAGCACACAGCATGTTCGATTTCAAGATCACTCCGGACGAGGGCGACACGTTCGAGCTCACGGCCGGTATGCGCGACATCGTGATGTGGGAGCGCACGCACAAGGGGCGCGCGTTCGCGCAGCTCGGCGACGGCGGCATGTCGGCAACGATGCTGTACGAGATCGCTTACTCGGCCTGCCGGCGGCAGGGGCTCGTGCCCCGCGAGATCAGCGAACAGCAGTTCATCGCCTCGTACGAGATCGAGCTCGGCGAGGACGAGCCGGCGGCCGAGCCCGAGGCGCCCCCGACGCCCGACGACGAGGACGACGACAGCGACCCGATGATCGACCCGTTCGACGGATTCGCGATCGGTAGCCCGGCCGGCGCAGCGCGCAGGCACGCCGCGGCCGAGCTGCGGGCCGACCCCGAGGACACGCACCCGGACGACCGCGACGAGGCGGCGCCGGACCCTACCCGGTCGGGAGCCTAGCGAGACGGCTCGTCGCTCTCGCGGTCGACACGAACACGCTGCCGTCGCAGTGGTTTGACGAGCTCGACCGCGATGAGCGCAACGTCGTGACCGCTCTCGACATCATCGAGAAAGAGGCCGAGCGACAGGAGCGAGAGCAGCGCAAGCAACGCGGGCCCCGAGAGAGCGACGGAAGGCAGACGAGTGGCTAGTCGGCAGCTGACGGTCAACGTGAGCACAGCGGGCGTCAGAGAGACGCTCAGAGCGTTCAACGCGTTGCCCAAAGAGGCGGCCGACGAGCTGCGCGCTGCGTCGCTCGATCTCGCCCGTGAGCTCGCTGCCTCGGCTGCCGCTGCCGGCGCGATCGAGGGATCGCAGGCCGCGCTCGTGGCGACGACCGTCAAGGCGTCGCGCGACCGCGTGCCTGCGGTCACGGCCGGCGGCACGAAGCGGCTCGGCTCGCGTCGCAAGCCTGCGTGGAAACTGCTGTTCGGCAGTGAGTTCGGCTCGAACCGGTTCCGGCAGTTCCCTCACCTGCATCAAGGTCGCGACGGGATATGGTTCTTCCCGACGATCGAGCACGAGAGCGGTCGCATCGCTCGACGGTGGCAGCACGCGGCCGACAACGTGATCAGGGCGTTCGCGTCTAGGGGGGCATGATGGCCGGCGAACGCTCAGTCAAGATCAAGTTCACGGGCGACAGCAAGGGGCTCGTCACGTCGGCGAGCCTCGGCGAGCGAGCGCTCAAGCGGTTCCAAGATCAGGCCGACCGGGTGGGCAAGGTCGCCTCGCGCGTGCAGGCAGCGACGAAAGCGCTGATCGCCCCGAATGCTGCGCCCGCGGTGGCCGCTCTCGGCGTCGCTGCCGTCGGCGCGGTGGCCGCGGTCGGGGCGGCCGGCGCCGCGGTCGGCGTGTTCGGCGCCGTGCTCAAGAGCGCGCAGACCGAGGTCACTGAGTCGGCGACCAAGGTGCAAGACCTGCGCGACAAGATGGATCTATACGGCAAGCAGGCCGAGATCATGGCCGCGCGTGGCGAAGACAATACAAAGATGCTCAAAAAGCAGGCCGCCGCGCAGCTCGAATTGCAGGCCGGTCTCGCTCTGCTGCCCCCTGCGCAGCGCGCCGCAACCGAGTCGTTTATGCAGATGAAATCCGATGTGCAGGATTTCGTCGACGCAAACAAGCCTGCGACGTTCGGCATTCTTGAGCGCGGCTATCGCCTCGTCGGCGTGGCGGTCAGCAAGATACAGCCGCTCTTTGACATCGGTCGAGCCGCGGCCGACAAGGCGCTCGGCGCGCTCGAACGGTTCGCGGCCGGCGGCGGGATCGACCGGTTCGTTGCGTTCCTCTCGACGAACGCGGGCCCGGCACTCGACAGCCTCGGCCGCATCGCGAGCAACGTCGGCACGTTCCTCGGCGCGCTGTTCAAGGGGACCGTCGCCGACGGGCAAGGGCTGCTCAAGTTCCTCGCCGACGCGAGCGACAAGCTCGCATCGTTCTCGACGAACGGTGGCCTGCAAGAGCTGCTCGACCGCATCTCGGCGCAGGGCCCGGGCGCCGGGCAGGCGCTCTTGCAGATTGGGCAGGCCGCGGTCACGGTGGCGCAGGCCGTCGGCCCGCTCGCGCCGATCTCGCTCGCGATCGCGCAGGCGCTCGCGGCCATCATCGCGGCCGTGCCCCCGCAGGTGATCACGGCGCTCGTCGCAGGATGGATCGCCTACACGGCGGCCGTGAGCGCGTACAACATCGTGATGGCGGTCACTGCCGGCGCAACGAAAGCATGGGCCGCGGCGCAGACTGCGCTCAACGTGATCATGGCGCTCAACCCGATCGGTCTCGTCGTCATCGGCATCGCCGCGCTGATCGCGATCATCGTGCTCATCGCGACCAAGACGACTTGGTTTCAGGACATCTGGCGCGTCTCTTGGAATTGGATAAAGAGCGCTGCCGCCGCGGTCGGTAATTGGTTCACGGGTACGCTCTGGCCGAGCCTCAAGCGTGCATTCGATCAGCTCATGACGGTCGTCAAATTCGTCGTGTCGATCTGGCGTGCGCAGTGGAATCTCGTACTCGCCGCGGGGCGGGCGCTCGTCAACGGTTACGTCGCGTACGTCACGGGAATCGTCAACACGGTCAAGCGCATCATCAATGCGGCGCGCGACGTTTACAACGGAGCAAAGAGCTATTTCGACCGCTTGATCAACTACGTCAAGGGGCTGCCGGGCCGAGTCTCGGGGGCGACCCGCGGCCTGTTCGACGGCGTGCGCAACAGCTTCCGCAACGCGGTCAACTACATCATCGACGGATGGAACCGCCTGAGCTTCTCACTGCCGTCGATCAACACGCCGTTCGGCAAGATCGGGGGCACGACGCTCAACACGCCGAACATCCCGCGGCTTGCCTCGGGCGGATGGATGCAGCCCGGCCGCACGTACCTCACGGGCGAGAACGGGCCCGAGCTGCTCACGAGCTCGCGCCGGGCGTACGTCAACAACGCGGGCGACACGTCGGCGATGAGCTCGGCCGCGCCCGAGGTACACGTCTACATCGGCGAGCGCGAGCTGACCGATATCGTTGACGTGCGCGTGACGCACAACAACCGACAGATGCGCCGGGCGGCCGGCGCCCGACTCGCAGGGGCGACCGCATGAGCATCACGCTGACGTACGACGATCAGCTCGCTCGCGTGCGCGTCGCGCTCAACGACATCGGCGTGCGCAACAGCAACATCTATTTCGAGACCGACGCGTCCGGCTGGCAGGCGTTCGGCGGGGCGCTCTCGTGGGCGAGCGATCAGGCGCACGAGGGTACGCACTCGCTCAAGCTGACGCCCGACGGCGTGGCCGTGACCGCTCGCGCCGAGACGACGCCCGCGGCGACCGGCATCACGGCCGGGCAGTTCTACCGGGCCGAGGTATGGGTGCGCTGCGCGGTCGCCCGCAACGTGAGCCCGCAGATCAATTGGTTCGACGCTGCGGGCACGTACCTCTCGACCGGCAACGGCGGCGCGATCCCGGTCGCCGCTAACACGTGGGTGCAGCTGAGCGTCACGGCGGTCGCCCCCGCGAGCACGGGCCGAGCGACGATCAACATCTCGCTCGACGGCTCGCCGCTCGCGTCGCACGTGCTGTGGATCGACGAGGCGCGGCTCATGTTCTCGGCGGTGGCCGATGCCGCGTACATGACCGTCGAGCGGCTCGCTGCCGGCGGCGTCCGGGCGAGCTATGTGCGCGGCGCCTCGCACCTGCCGGTCGGCGAGCGGACGGTTGACGACTACGAATTCGTGCCGGGCGCGCTGACCACCTACCGCGCCCGGCTGTTCTCCGACGTCGGCGTGCAGGTCGCGAGCGAGTCGGCGACGATCACGCCGACGATCGACGGGGCGTGGCTCAAGAGCGTCGCCCGGCCGTACCTCAATCGGTCGGTCGTCGTGCAGGACTACACGCCCCCGCGGCGGCCGAGCCGAGCCGGTGTGTTCGACGTTGCCGGCCGCACGATGCCGATCGTCGTGAGCGACGTCGCGGGCTCGCGCAGGTGGACGCTGACCGTGCTGACCCGCACGCTCGACGACGCGCACGCGCTCGACCTGCTGCTCGCCTCGGGCGACATCGTGCACGTGCAGGTGCCCCCTGAGTACGACATCCCGGCCGGGTACGTGTCGGTCGGCGACGTCGACCTCGCGCGCCTCTCGCGCCCGCTGAGCGACGATCGTCGGCTGTTCACGATCCCGCTTACCGAGTGCGCCGCGCCGGGCCCCGACGTCGTGGGCAGCACGTCGACATGGGCGACCCTGCTCGCCTCGTACGGCAGTTGGACGGCCGTGCTCGCTGAGTTCGCGACGTGGCAGGAAGTGCTCGACTACGTGGCCGCGGCTGACACTGTGATCGTCCCGTGAGGCCGGTCAGCGAGCGGTTCCTGCGCACGATCGCGGGATCGCATACGGCGATCTTCCGGGCGCGCGTCGTCTCGCCCGGGCAGACGGGCGTCGACCCGGACGGCACCGAGCTCTCGATCTTGGGTGGCGACGTCAAGCTCGACGCAGGCGCCGACATCCGCTCGACCGTCGAGCTGCAAGTCGACGGCCGCGGGCAGTGGCCGAGCAGCTCGACGAGCGAGCTCGTGCCGTACGGCAACGAGCTGTTCATCGAGCGGGGCGTCGCGTACGGGGGCGGGGCGACCGAGTGGGTAAGCCTCGGGTACTTCCGGATCAACGACGTCGAGCAGGACGACGCGCCCGACGGTCCGATCCGGATCACGGGCACCGACCGCATGAGCATGATCGTCGACGCCAAGCTGACCTCGATCAAGCAGTACGCGGCGACCGCGCAGTACGAGGACGTCGTGAGCGATCTCGTGCTCGACGCCTACCCGGCCGCGGTCATCGAGTGGGACGACAGCGACGTTGCCACCGACGCGACCGGCCGCACGATCATCATCGAGGAAGATCGGTACGCCAAGCTCAAAGAGCTCGTGACCGGCCTCGGCAAGATCATGTTCTTCGACTACCGCGGCGTGCTGCTCATCCGCACGCCCCCGGCCGCCGACGACCCGGTGTGGATCGTCAGCCGGGGCGAGGGGGGCGTGCTCGTGCAGGCGAGCCGCTCGCTGTCGCGCGAGGGCGTTTACAACGGCGTGCTCGCCGTCGGCGAGGCGCTCGACACCGAACCGCCTGCGCGCGGCCTCGCCGTCGACAGCGGCGCGAGCTCGCCGACCCGGTGGGGCGGGCCGTTCGGCAAGGTGCCGCGCACGTTCGCGTCGCCCGTGCTGACGACCGACGCGCAGGCGCGGCTCGCCGCGGCGACGATCCTGCGTCGCTCGCTCGGCCTGCCGTACAACGTCGATTTCACGGCTGTACCCAACCCGGCACTCGAACCTGATGACCCGGTGGCGGTCGGCATCTCCGGCAAGCCGACGACGGTCGTGCCCCTGCTCGTCGCGGGCGACTCGTTCACGCGCGTCGTCGTCGACGGATGGGGCACGAGCGAGAACGGCGACGGCTGGTCAGTGACGGGCGTGACGTGGGCCGTCAACGGCACGCGGGGCACGGTGTCATTCGCGGCGGCAAATTCGGCGTCGGCGCAGCTCAACTCAACGGCCCGCGGTCGGTTCGACTCTGACAACTACGTCGACGTGCGCGTGCCGGTAGCGGCGACCGGGGGCTCGCTCGCGATGGGCATCGTGCTGCGAGCGATCTCAACGGCCGAGATGTTCACGTGCCGACTTGAGTTCAACGCGGGGGGCACCGTAACCGCCAAGATCGCCCGGCACTCGGCCGCGTTCGGGTACAGCGAGCCGCAGCAGCTCGGCAACTTCGACACCTACACGGCGGGGCAGTGGTGGACCGTGCGAGCCCGGGCCCGCGGTACCGTCGTGCAGGTCAAGGCGTGGCCGCGCGACGAGGCGCAGCCGCGCGAGTGGCTGCTGACGCATACTGATCCGGCGCGCACGATCGTCGGCACGCGCAGCGGCATGTACTTCTGGCGGCTGAGCAGCAACACGAACGCCGTTCTGCCGCAGTGGGAGGTCGACAACTGGCGCGCCTACACGGCGCCCGCAGAGACGCTCAGAGGGGGCGAGATTCACGTGATCGACTCGCTGACGATCCCGCTCACGGCGGCCGGCGCGATGAGCGCCAACACGCGCGAGCAGTCGCTCACGACGATCGAGGCGACGTCGTGAGGTCAGACGATCTCGTGCCCCTGCTCGCGGGCGAGAACGGCGGCCGGTCGGTCGGTTTCCGGCAGGCGGTCGTCGTCGCGTGGAATCCGGACACGGCCGAGAATACGATCATGGTCGGCGACACGCTGATCGAGAATCTGCCCGTGCTCAACACGAGCGAGGCGAGCTTGCTCGTCCCGGGTGATGTCGTCGGCGTGCTGACCGCGGGCGCCTCGTGGGCGATCATGGGGCGGCTGATCATCCCGGGCTCGCCCGAGGCCGCGAGCTCGATCAAGGCGATCACGAACCGCATCCAAGCGGCCGAGGACATCACGAACGGCACGCGAAACAACCTCGCATTCGGCAACCTCACGGGCGCCGACCCGGGCCCCGCGGTCACGGTGCGCGTCGGCAGCTCGGGCCGAGCGCTCGTTTTCTGGTCGGCCGAGATGGGGCTGACGGCGAATTACAACACGCGCAACACGCCGCACGTCGGCGTCGCCGTGAGCGGCGCGAGCTCGATCGCCGCGAACGAGTGGAACGCGTTGAACTTCAATCTTGAGCACCCGGGCGCCGGATTCGTGGGCGAGGCGCTCTCGTCGTTTTGGATTCAGGCGGCAGTGTTTCACCTGTTCACGGGACTCACGCCCGGCAACAACACGTTCACGATGCAGTACAAGACTGACACAATGGTGCCTAACGCTGTCTGCAATTTCCAAGCGCGAGAGATCGCGGTTTTCGCACTGTAGGGAGAGACCATGCCGGGCGACACGACCCGCTATTCGTGGCCGTATCAGTCGGCCGCAGACGCACCCGACGGCCCGTCGCTCGGGCAGGATCTTGCCGAGGCGATCGAGGCGACCGTCGGCGCGCTCGACGACAAGCTCGACGACGGCTATCTGTGGATCGCGCAGCAGCGGTTCACGAGCTCGGGCGCGTTCACGAAAGCGACCTACCCGACCGCGCGCAAGGTGCGCGTACGGGTGCAGGCTGCCGGCGGCGCCGGGGGCGGCGCGGCCACGAACGCAGCCGCGAACGTCTCGGCCGGCGGTGGCGGGCAGGGCGGCGCCTACGCCGAGTCGATGCTCGACGTCAGCGCGCTCGCGGCCTCGGTCACCGTGACCATCGGCGCGCCCGGCACCGGGGCGGCCGGCGTCGCGGGCACGAACGGCGCCGCGAGCTCGTTCGGCGCGCACGTCTCGGCGTCCGGCGGGATCGGTGGCGCGCTCGGCGCGTCTGGCGCGACGCCGTTCTCGACCGCGGGTGGCGGCAGCGGTTTCGCGATCGTCGGCGAGATCCAGATCGGCGGGCAGGCCGGCGGCATGGCTGCGCGGCTCGGCTCGGCCGCGGGGCAGTCGTTCGCGGGCGTGGGCGGCTGCTCGGCTATGGGCGGTGGCGGATTCGGTGGCCGCAACAACGCGGGCGCGGCTGGCGCGACGTACGGTGGCGGCGGCGGCGGCGCGAGCAACGACCCGAGCCTCGCGGCCAAAGCAGGCGGCAACGGTGGGGCAGGCATCGTTATCGTTGACATCTACGCCTAAGCAGCTGCTCGGGCGAGAGGGGGGCACATCGTGCCGAACAGTCAGAACGGGTGGCCGGTAGCGACCGCTGCGCAGCAGGACACGGCGCCGCTCATTCGCGACGTCAAGGTGCCTAACGGCGTGCTCAAGGGCGACGTCGCCGTGATCTTTCGGTGGCTCGTGCGCGAGTACGACCGGCGCGTCGAGCCGCTCAAGGCCGGATGGTGCTGGGGTTGGTTCGTCAAGTCGATCGAGGGCAGCTCGACGATCTCGAATCACGCGAGCGGCACGGCCGTCGACCTCAACGCGCCGGCTAACCCGATGGGGCAGGGGACAACCAAGAAGAGCATGACCGCGGCGCAGATCGCCGAGTGCCACGAGCTCGAAAACGAGAGCGACAACGTGCTGCGGTGGGGCGGCGACTACGTTTCGCGGCAGGACCCGATGCACTGGGAGATCGTCGGCAGCCGCGCCGCGGTCGCCAAGTTCGCAGCCAAGATCAGGGGCGCGAACACGCCCCCGCGGAAGGTGGACACGATGCAGCTCACGATCAAGCTGCCCGTTCTCAAGCAGGGTGACGACGACGCCAAGCTCGACGGGTACAACATGATCACCCGTATGCAGCGGATCGTCGGCGCCGACGACGACGGTAAGTGGGGGCCCGCGACGACGAAGGAAATCGCCGCGTGGTGCAACCTGCCGGTCGCCAAGTGCACGAGCCTGACCGAGGACGTTGCACGTAAGGTGTTCGGCCTCGGTCGGTAGCTACCGGGGCGCCCGGGGGCGCGCAGAAATCTCACATAGAGTCGACGTATCACGGAACGGCCCGAGCGCCTCAAGTGCTCGGGCCGCTCCCTACTTGAGAGGCGGTCGCCGTGCCTGATTGGGCGAAGATATTGACGCTCATGCTCGGGCTGCTCGGGTGGTCGGCGACCGTGATCGCGACGCTTTGGCAGGGGAAGATTCCCGACCTCGGCACGTTAGGCATTCCGGCCGCCTTGATCCTGGCACTCGCGCCACCGATTAGGATCGGCCGCAGAGGGGCAGCAGACGAACCGACCGAGCCCGCGGGCGCACAGACGGAAGCGAGCGCACCATGATCGAACTAGACCCGGGCGCGGTGGCAGGTGCCGCGATGATCGTCGCGAGCGTCGGCGTCGGGCTGCTCGGCCGGCGCGGTATCGCCGTGCTCGACGCCAAGCGCGACGCACGACTCGCAAGGCGAGAGGCGCAGCGGCCGGCGGCCGTCGTGCGGCAGCTGCCCGCGGGTGCTCGCCGATGAGCCCGTACAGCAAGCCGGCGCCGCGCGGTTTCCGGTGGGCCGACACGCCCGCGATGCGGGCCGTGCTCGTCGTGCTGATCGTCGCCTCGCTCGGCCTCTCGATCTACGCGAGCTCGCGGTACGTCGGGCTCGTCAACTGCTTGCAGGATCACGCCGCGGCCGACGCGACCCGCACAAAGAAGATCGCCGACGCGACCGACGTCGAGCGGGCAGCCGACCGCAACCTGCTCATGGGCCCCCGCGAGGGGCGCACTCCGGCCGAGCTGCGGCAGCGGGCGCTCGACGCCCGGGCTGAGACCGACCGTGTGCGCGCCGCCAACCCGGCGCCGTCCGGAGAGAGCGCGGCCTGCCGCTGACGCCGTACGCTGCACGTGAGGGGCCCGCACCGGGCCCGAGGGATGAGAGCAAGGGGACTCGATGGAAACCAAGGGCAAGGCGATCATCGCCGCGCTGTACGCGGCGGCCGTCATCGCCGTACCGCTGTTCGAGGGCAACCACGTGCCGAGCCCGGCCGAGTGGGTGCAGATCACGATCGCGCTGCTGACCGCGGTCACGGTCTACGTGCTGCCCGTCATGGCCGGCGCCCCGTGGATCAAGACGACCGTCGGCGCGCTGCTCGCAGCCGCGCAGGTGCTCGTCACCGTGATCAACGATGGCGTCAACGGCAACGACGTGCTCATGATCGTATTCGCAGTGGCCGCGGCGATCGGCATCACGCTCGCGCCGGCCGACTCGACCGCTGTGCGCGGTGGCACGGCCGTCGGGTGGGGCAGCGACAAGCAGCTGACCGCGTGATGCAGGCGCAGGGACCGAGCGAGACGATCACGCCCCGGCCGGCGCGTGGCGACGAGCAGCTCGTCGAGGCGACCGAGACCGGGCTGACCGGCCTCGCGTTGCGGCACCCGAGCGTGCGTCACTTCGGCCCGCTGTTCGCGTACGGGCAGCTGCCCGTGCACCTGCGGACGGTCAGCAAGTCGGTCGCCGAGCTGGCCGCGGTGGCGTGCAACCTGCTCGCCGACGGGCCCGAGCTCGCGGCCGGGCTGCGCAAGCTACGCGAGGCGAAAGACTGCCTCGTGACGCAGGCCGTGATCGACTCGCATACGGAGTAAGGCGAGAGAGCGCTCTCACGGGTGCGCAAGGCGAGGGGCCCCCGCGGGGGCCCCTCTGCTGTGTCAGGCCATCCGAGCCGCGTTGCGCGCCTGCACCTGCCGGGCCCGGGTGCCCATCCCGGCGCGGTACGCCTGCCCGAGGCGCCACGCGAGCGCGTTCTCGGTCCGGCCTTCCTGCTTGCCGGCGGCGCGCCACGCCCGGTCGAGCTTGGCGATCTTGCGGATCAGCTTGCCGCGGCTGCGCTTGTCGTTCGTCATCTCAGGTTCCCCTTGCCTCGCTCCGTCTTGCTTACCCCCTAAGCCTAATAGGTACCTAATAGGTTGTCAAGCCTCGGGGCGCCCCGCACCGGGATATTTCCGGGCATTTTTCGTGAGAGCGCTCTCTCGACCCGCGGGCGCCGCGTGCTGTTTTTCCTGCCCGGCCGGCGGGTACCCTGAGCGCATGACTGACCAGGAGACGACCGGCACGGGCGCGGTACAGCAGCCCGTCACGATGTACGCAGAGGGCCCGTCCGGCGTCGCCGAGCCGGGCACCGAGCGACAGACGTTCAAGAACAACGCCGAGGCGTTCGACGCCAAGCAGGCCGAGAGCATGGCCGCGCAGATGGCACCCAACCCGACCACCGACGCCGACCTCGCCCGCGAGGCGTACGGCGAGGACTGGAACCGTCGCCGCGGTCACGTGCTCATCGCGACCACCGAGGCCGGCGACAAGCTGTTCGATCACGGCGGCTCGGTCGTCGACAGTGTGGGGCACGTGCTCGGGCACACGGCGAACGTCGACGACGCCGTTGCGCGCAAGCAGGGGCTCGGCACCGACGGCGAGCTCGGCCGCTACCCGGTCACGGCCGAGGCGCAGGCCGACGAGCTGCGCAAGGCGAACGACTCCGGCGCGTCCGCGGACGAGAGCAAGACGCTCGACGGCGGGCTCGGCGTGGCGGTCGACGGCGGGGCGCAGAACGAGCACGACCGGCAGGTTGCCGACTCGGGCGCCGAGTCGTACAGCGCGCCGACCGACGGCAAGCTGTCGACCGACGACGCCGACAGCGAGCCGGTCGGCGTCAAGGCCGGCAAGAGCACGCAGGCCAAGAGCGCCAAGAAGTAACCCGACGCAGCAGCGAGGGGCGGCACCCGAACCGGGTACCGCCCCTCTGTCGTGCAGTGTGTCAGCTCGTGGCGAACGGGTTGACCCGACCGGCCGGCGCGGCGGGCAGCGGCTCGGCCGCGGGTGCGACCGGCTCGGCCGGCGCGGCGACCTGCTCGACAGGGGCGGGCACGGGCGCGGCCGGCGCTTGCGCGGCCTGCTCGGGCACGGCCGCGCCTTCCGTCGTCTCTCCCACGGCCGCCGCGGTCGGTTCGGCAGCGGCCGGCTCAGCCGGCGCGGCGGCCGTCTTGCGCGGTCGCCCGCGGCCTCGCTTCGGCTCGCCGTCGGCCGGCGCCGCGGTGGCCGCGGCCGGATCGGCGAGCTCGGCCTGCTGCTCGCGCCCGGCCGAGCTGTCGATGACGCTCGCGCTCTGCGCGCCGAGCTCGGCCGCCACGTGCGGCAGCATCGCGACGACCGTCGCCCGGCTGCCGGTCACGACCGCGAGATCAGTGCGCTCGCCGTCGACGTCGATCTCGACGAGCGCGAGCTCGTACCGCTTGCTGCTGTTCGTCATGCTCTCCCCTTGCGTGATGACCGGCCGCGGCCGGTCGCTGATGATGATGATCGCCCCGGGCTGCTCGTCGTCCCACGGGCGCTCTTTCGCGATCTCGTGCAGGCGCTTGATCTGCGCGTCGTCGGCGAACACGTGCGCGTCGCCGAGCCCGTCGATCGTGGCACGCAGCAGCTTGTCGACGTCCGGCCGGCCGATCGGCTCGTCGGTTCCGGCCGCCCGACACTGCTCGTCGCCGACGATCAGCGTGAGCTCGTGCACGTAGACGGGCACGCCGACCGGGTACGGCACGCTGCGGGGCGGCAGGCCGGCGTCGCGCATCGCCGCGTATGCCGCGATCTCGACCTGCCGGCGCCACGCGGCGAGGTAGTTCGAGCTGTGCGTGATCCGGCCGTTCGCGCCGATCTCGTGCGACCCCTGCGGCGCCGGCCGGCCGAGCACTCGCAGCGCGAGCGTCGTCACGACCGGGCCCGCTGCGCCGCGCGGCGGCCGGCGCGCATCGCCGCGTAGTGCCACCGATTGTCGAACGGGCTGCGGAAGCTGCTGACCCGCATCCGCCACCCGTGGTCGTCGACGATCGCGAGCGCCTCGTCGAGCGCTTCCTGCCAGCTGAGCAGGCGCGGCGCGTCGCCGTGCGTACTGCCTTGCATGGTGCCCCCTAGCGGGGCAGGCGCCGCCCCCTCACTGACGCCTGCCCCGCGGCTCATCACAGCGAGAACGGATTGACCTGCGACACGTACCGGTCGTAAGCCGCGATGTCCTCGGGCGTCGGCGCGGCCAGCACCCACGGGTCGTTTTGCGCGTTGCCGACTTTCCACAGACGGCCGAGCGCGAGGCCGGGCTCGCCCCGCAGGCGCATCGCGAGCGCTTCCTCAAGCTGCTCGATCAGCTTGCTCTGATTGATCCACAGACCCTTGATCACGTACGGCACGTCAACCTGCTGCGTGTGCTGACCCTTGCCGGCCGGGCCCTTTTCCGGCTCGCCACCGAACGCGAGCGGGCCCCCGTCGAGCACGATCACGGTCGCCGTGAGCTTGTCCTGCGTCTGCGGCGACCCGTCGCGGTTCGTGAACCGCGAGGCGACGCCCCGCTGCACGTGCTCGGGCAGCACGATCAGCAGCCGGCCGTACATGTCGAGCAGGCGCGGCCGTGCGCCGCCACCCGAGCTCGGGGGCGGGGGCGTGACGAACTGCCCCGGCCGGGCGACGAGCCCGCCACCGTTCGCGGCGGCCGGCGCGGCACCCTGCGGCCACCCCTGCGCGGTCGGCGCGTACTGCTGCGGCGCCTGCTGCTGCGGGGCGGGCGCGTACTGCTGCGGCGCCTGAGCGGGCGCCTGCTGCGGCGCGTACTGCTGCGGCGCCTGCGGGGCGGGGGCGTACTGCTGCGGCTGCTGCGGGGCGTACGCCTGCGGGGCGGGCGCCTGCTGCGGCTGCTGCGGGGCGTACGCCTGCGGGGCGGGCGCCTGCTGCGGCTGCGGGGCGTACTGCTGCGGCGCCTGCGGAGCGGGCGCCTGCTGCTGCGGAGCGGGCGCCTGCTGCGCCTGCGGGTCGCGCGGCATGAACGGATTCGGCTGAGCCATCGTGGCGTGTCCTGTTCTTCGGACCGTGAGCGTCGGCCGGGCGGCCGACCTCGATTGCTGCCCCGGGCCCGGTCGCTGCGCGATGCGAGCCCGGGGGCGAAACACAAACCTATCAGGTTGCTAATAGGCT